GATCAAGCTATCCAGTAAGTGATGACGCTATATCTCCTAACTCTTTTGTTACAGGTAGGGGATTACAAGAGTTGCTATCGTCAGTTGATTTAAACGTAAAAGAATATCAGTTATCACTTAAAACAGCAATGGAAGAACTAGATTATAAACGTTTAGAGATGGACGAAGTATTAAATGGTAATAAGAAAAAACCATTAGCAGGTTATCTAAAAGGCACAGCTTATGCAGAACAATATACACCTAGCACAGACATACAAGGTATGTACAAGACTAGACGTGTGTATGGAGTTATGGCAGGATTTGATGAACCAACAAAGATTGTCTCTGGCTTACAGTTATTGCAAGCAGGAATAATTGACAAAGAGACATTACAAGAAAACATGGACGGACTTGACAATGTACAAAAGATTAACGATAGAATATTAAAAGACGAAGCAGAACGTACATTATTTGAAACATTAAAAGTACAAGCTAGTCAAGGTGATCCTAAAGCAACAATGGCGTTAGTACAGATTTATAAAGATCCTAACTCTATGCAAGCAATACTAGATAAGTTTTATACAGCAGAGGAACCAGAAGTTCCAGAAGGTGAAGCTGCGTTACTTGATCAAATGATGGGCGGTGGACAACCAGTACCACAAGGTCCTGCACCAGATATTCGATCGTTATTACTAGGAGGTGTACAAGGTGGCTAATCCATTTAATGATAAAGAAATTAATAATTATAAATTTAGTGAAATAGTAAATAACTGTTTAGTTGATGTTTGGCAAAAAACAGAAGAAGCTATAGCAGACTTTGAAGATGAAATATATGCAGAAGAGCCAGTAATTACAGATATGCCACAAGGCATGATAGTTCAATATATACCAAATGGTTTAATTATATTTTTTGGAAAACAGGAGGACTTCAATGGCGAATGGTAGTAGTAGAAATCGTGGTAGAAGAGGTGGAGTTAAAAGACCTGCTGCAGTAAGTGGTCCAGGTAAATTATCTCGTAGAACTGACGGTGCCGCACCAACAATAGAAGATGTAAGAGGTATGGTAAATGAGTCAGCAGGTGAAGAATCTGCACTTGTAGATCAAGTTAGACAAGGCAATGTAGAACAACCACAAACTACATTTGCTGCACCACAAGCACAACCACAACAATTAGGTGGAGTAGCACCTGGTATCGCAGATGTATTTGCACCAGGAGAAGATGATTTAAATGCGTACTCACGTCCACCAATGGAAGATCAATTTTTAGAACCAGATGACGTAATGTTAATACGTGCAATGGCAGAAGTTAATCCTACTGCAGAGCTTATAGGTTTACTTAAATTTGCTTCAGATAGGCAGATAGGTAGAACGCAGCGTAATCTCTAATGGCAGAATTTCATAGAGATAATCCTGCACAAGAGCAAGAGTTTTATCAAGAACTACAACGTAGACAAGCAACATACAAACGTGCTAAACAATCTATAAGTAAAGAAGACGCTATGCGTGCAAGTTCTATTGCACAAGCATATCCTAACTTTTCACCAGATGTTATAACTGCATTAACAACATTACAAGTTAAACCAGAAGCAACAGTGCTTAATGATATATCTAAGATGATTGCACAATCAAATAGCAAAACAGTATTAGATAAAGTATTTGATCCCTTGCAAGCAGGTGTACGTTTAGGATTTTTAGGTTTAGAAGATTTATATAGAACTACAGTAGATAGACCTATTAACTCATTTATTGCTGCTACGTTTGGCGATAAAGCAGAAAATTTAACATTTAAAGAAGCATACAAACAATCAGGTAAATCCACAGTAAAACAACTTATAGGACAACTTAATAAAGGATCAAAAGTAAATCTAGGCGAAGGTTTTTTGCCAGTGTCAGAAGTATTTGATCCAGAAAATCCACAATCTAAATTTTATGATGAGTACCAGTACATGATACGTTCTGGTTTTGATCAAGGTAGAGCGCAACAAGTTATACAAAACTATTTAGGTACACCAATAACTGACATAGATAGAAGCATGCAAGAAGGTAATGAGAACTTTACTATTACAAGCCAGTACGGAACTGCACCTATATCATTAGGTAGAACTATTGCATTACAAGTTGCAGAACCAAACAGTAGACCATTTAATGTTATATCTGGTGTATTAGACGCAGGTAAAGCATTGTTCTTAGATCCTGCAAACTACATGACATTAGGATTAGGTGCTTTTGCTAAAAGTAGAAAATCATTAAAAGTACCAGATTATCTTGTAAAAGAATTACAAAAAATAGAACCTGACAAATTAACTAAAGCACAAAAAGAATACATAGGTGCAGTTAATAAAGGTTGGGGATTACCGTTTATGTCTGGAAGATCTATCTCTAATTATTTATCTAAAGATCCTGGTGGTAAACAACTTATAAATTACATGTCAGAATTAGATAGTCCTAATAAATTTATAGAACTTACTGGCATTAATGATAGAGAAGCTATTGCAGCATTTATGGATATATCACAAGATTTTACAAAATCTGCAGATGAAAAACGTGAACTGATGTCAGGACTTATAACAGAATTTTTAGAAGATCCTTTTGGTCCTTTTGGTATAGGTGAAGCACCAACAGTAGGTGCTATAGGTAGATTTTTAGGTGGTGCTACAGAAGAATTATTAGGTGGCGTACCTAAAGGTACAGGTAAATTATTTGGTGCAAAAAAAGTTATTAAGACAAAACTTATGGATAGTCCTAATAGGTCAGCAAGAATATTGTCTACATACGCAGGAGAGTTTCCATACAGATATGTAGATAGTAATCAAATAGATGACGCAGTAACAAACATAAAAGGTTGGTTAGATCAAACAACTGTAGATCCTGTTGCTAAAGATCAGATAATTAACAGAGCTATAAGATTACAAGATGGCGATCAAACAGGAATGTTTAATGTTGTTAAAGATATGGTTACATACGCTACAGATGATTTAGTAGAAAAGTATGGTGTAAATAAAGAAGACGCATTTACTTTTAGCAGGTTGTTTGAAGATTACTTACCAGAGTTACGTGCATACTTTATAGACGCAGTAACAGGTAATAACGTTGCTAATCCAGGTGCAAAGATAAGCCAAACTATTATTGATAACAAAGCATTTGTAAATCCAGATCCACATTTACTAACAGAATTTATTAACAGATCAATACCTTTACCTGATCCAACACAATTAGCAAAAGCTATGAACTCTATGTCATTAATTAGAGCAAAAGCGTCAGAAGCAGGTATAGATATGTTTAGTAAATTACCTGCAAACATAAGACAAGGAACTATGTCAAAAATTATAGATAGTTACTACGGTGACTTTTGGAAACCATTTGTATTGTTACGTGGTGCCTGGTTACTTCGTGTTGTAGGTGAAGAGCAGCTACGTATGTATACACGTGGTTATGACAATATATTTTCACGACCTTTGTCAGTATTGTCATTAGGATTACTTAAAAAACCTAATAAGACAGAAGCTGCAAGATGGACTAGCAAAAATGTACAGTTTGCAGATTTGTTAGGTAATCCATTAGACGAAGCATTAGAGTGGCAGCAAGCTAGTTCACGTAGATATGGATCTAATAACTATGATCATTTATTTGGTGGTGCATACAGAGCAGGTAAAAGAAAGAAAAAACCTGGCGTTCACCCTATGGACGTTGTATCAAAAGAAGACGCATTACGTAATAAAGAAACAAAACCAAGACTTATACAAAAATATTTTGATGATGGTATTGTGCGTGAAGTTGCACATTTACATTATGACAGATTATTTAACTTTTTATATAGAGGTGCTAATTCAAAAAAACAAAGAGACGTAAGATTAAAGGAATTTGTAGAAGGTTCAAGTAGTCGTGCGCAAGACATTATAGAAGCATATAGTAAAGGTGGACCTACATATAGATCAAGAATGAATACTGCAGGTGGTAGATATGCTTACGCAGAATCTATTACAGCTAGAGTAAATCAGCTAGCAGGTGGATCTTTTGATCAAAACTTAGATGTATTAGACGATTTAGGTAAAAGAATTAACATTGATGATTTAGATTTTGCTAAAACACCATTTCCATTATCAGTAGAAAAAACAGCAAATAACAATATACTTGAAATGTTATTAAGAAATAGATTAAATAGATTAGATGGTAATCAATTTGCAACAGAAACATTAGATGATTTTTTTGACAGTATAAAAAATGGAGATCAAACTTTATATAAACAAGTTAAGAAAACATTGTTATCTGATGACTACATTGATGACTTACCAAACATTGTTGCAGTAGGTAAAACAGATTATATAGATGATGTTGGTAAATTAGAGTTTTATACAAACAAAGCGTTTGACGCATTAATGGGACAAAGAACAGATAACGCGTCAAGATCTCCAGTATTTAGACAAGCATATTGGAGAACTATATACGATATGCTTCCATACATGTCAGGCAAAATGAGAAAAGTTATGTTAGAAGGTGGTACATACACAGTTGATGGTAAAGAGTTTAAAGTTGCAGGTGCAATGAATGCTAGTTTACCTGGAGAAAACATGTTAGCTACATTTAGATCTGACATAGGATTGCCTGCACAAAAACTACGTAAAGCAGATACAGAAATAAATATAGATATGTTTCAACGTAAAATTAAAGAACTTAATGAAAAGGATTCAACATTAGGAGTAGGATTTGAAGATCTTGATGAAGAATTTGAGAATTTATCTACAGCACTAAATAGAAAACGATCAAGACTAGAAGGAAAGTTAACAGATAAACAAGAAGAACTTATGAAACTAGAACTTGATATAACAGGTACATACGGATCAGGAGTTACATACGAAGATGATATAGTGCCTGCAAACATTAAACAACGTGTAGATGATTTAGCAGAAGATATATTTGACATAGAATCAGAGATAGATGATGTACAAGATGTATTTAATGCCAACATGCAAGAAAAAGCAGAGTTACTAGGATTTACAGATAAATCTGGTGACGTTGATTTAATTGATAGAATAGCAAAAGCTAGAGCTTTAACAGAAGTGCAAGAGCTATTATATGACTTAACTAAACGTAAAAAACTTGCATATAACTTACGTGGTATATTTCCATTCGGCGAAGCATATATAGAAATTATGACTACATGGGCAAAGTTGTTAAAAGAAAACCCAGAGATATTACGTAGAGGTCAAGTAACAGTCAATGCTGCACGTGCTAGTAATCCATTTAGTCCTGTAGAAGGAGAAGGATTTTTAGGAGAAGATGAAGTAACTGGTGAAGAAGTATTTTATTATCCAATGATTGATGACTTAGTGTCTGATAGATTGTTTGGCGAAGATAGAAATGTTGGCGTTAGATTACCTGGTTATGCAGGATCTTTAAACCTAGCATTAGAAATTGTGCCTGGCATAGGTCCTGCAGTAGCTATACCTGCAAGTTTTTTTGTAAATGCTAGTCCAACATTTGACGAAGCTAAAAAAGTTTTATTTCCATACGGATTACCAGATGTAAGATCTGCAGGAGATTTAATTGCTGCAGCAGGTGTACCTGCATGGTTACGTAATACATACCAGGCATTGTACGCATACAACGAAGATGTAGGTCAAAATGAGATAACACGTATTGCAAGTAACACAACTATTGATGTATACAGAATACTTAAAGCAGACGGTAGAGATGATAGAACTGGAGACATGCAAGATGAATTAATGAAGGAAGCAAGGCAAATTGCAAAAGGATTAACTTTAATAAAAGCTATATCACAGTTTGTTGGTCCTACAGGTCTTAATCCACGTTTCGATATAGGTAACGAAAAGAATGCAGGGCATATTTATAGTATGCAAATATTGTCAGATAGGTATAGAGAGTTATTAGAAACACCACCTAAAGATCCAATAACTGGTAGGTTTTTATATGCACCTGGAGATAATTATTCTGCTACTAAATTTTTTATAGATGAGTTTGGATTTAATCCTATTGACATTGCAACGCCAAAAACAGTTGTCATAGAGCCAAGACCAGTAGATGAACGCGGTGTAAAGTTCCAAAGAGAAAATCCAGAGTTATTTAAAGAGTATAGTTTTACAGCACAATATGCAATACCACAAGGCGGTGGTGGTCCATTTGATTATGAAGCATACGTAAGAACTATTGCTAATGAACAAAGAGAGCCACTTAAACCAGAAGAATGGTTAGCAAAACGTAACCAAAGACTAGGTCAATTTTATATGGAAGAAAAACGTATATCAACATTACAAACATACGATATAACTGATCCGTATCAAAACCTTATGCGTAATAGAGAATTAGCATTTAACAGAGATCTTGCTAAACAAAAATTTCCTGGTTTTGACTCTACGGTTCCTGGTCTTCCACAAACATCAACATTAGAAATGCAATACGCAGAACTTAAAGAATGGAAAAAAAGTGACAAACTATCGTCTACACCAGTAGGTAAAGATTTACTTGTTGTATTTGGATTAATAAATACATTAGAAAAAAAATCATTAAGAGCAGGTTTGTCTAAAAATGGTTGGCGTTCATCACGTACGTTATTACGTGAGAGACAACAACTACGTGATTTGATAGGAACATTAATAAATAACAATCCAGATTTTC